GTTTTATATAGGGCTGAAGCCCGGTCAGTAAATTATTAATAACCATCTAGCCGATGGTTTTCTTGATTTTTTCATCGATCCTATTCATTTCTTGCAGATCACGCATTAATCCATATTCATGATAACGTCTCTTAGCGGTAATGTAATAACATTTCATATCAGTGATTGATGAGAAAGTGGTAGGGTAAACAAATTCAGGAATTGCTAGTTGTCGTGTATATTCTCTAGGAAATTCAGCTTCCATTCTATTCTGTGATAAGACAGCTTTGATGAATTCATTGGGCTTTAATCCTTTAAACATAAGCTGATACTTTGCTTCAATTGTGAGCATTTTGGGTTTCTTGTTGAATTTGGCCTGTTTCTTTTGAATTGTAGTATAAGAAACCGTGAACTCTGGAGGTATTAATGTAAAAGTGCATTTATTTTGGTCTTGTTGAATTGTGAATTTTTTAAAGTTTCCCCGTAACTGTTTAATGGAAACAGGTTGTTGGAAATGAGAGAAATCAGTAGGTTTGGTATCATAATAGCATCGCAAATAAATTTGATATTTGTTGAAATTTTCAAGAATGTATTTTATACCCTGATTTTTTAGTTCCCTATAGATTTCTATTATCTCAGTTATCCTATTTTCTGTGTTTTTGGGTACATGTGTGAAAAGTTCTGAGGGAATTTTATCTATCCTTTTGTTCTTACGTAGCTGATCTTTAAGGATTTGACACATAAATTCTTCTGTTGGTTTGAAGTTGTTCTTGGCAGTGTAAGCTTCATACTTCTTCTTACATTGTTTGAGTATGTAGGCCGGTATATATCGAGAATCGATTTTTTTAATCTTGTTGTCATAAACAATGTTCTCATATCTTTTAGTTTGGTAAAATACCTTGATTGTTTGAGAGTTGATTCCATAATGTAATTCAAGAAATGCATCATAGGCTATTGAGCAGCATTTGAGCATCTTAGTTTCGCGCCTCTTAGTATATTTTGTATCACAAAGTATAGACATTAATGATGGTACATCTATATCTTTATTCAATAATAAATTGTATTTATGGATAAAGTCGTTATCAATTGAACATCTTGCAATTGCCTTATTCTTGTAATAATTAAGTACTTTATTGCTAATATCTGAAACTGGAATATCATGGTTCAAGGGTGAAAATACTAATTCTGCAAATTCAAGACCTTTTGCCCAAGCCATCTCCCCTTCATATATTAATTGTTCAAATTCTTCTTGAGTTAGTATGTATTTAACCCTCTTTTCATAATTAATATTGATGAATGTGTCTCTTATATATTTAAAGAAATGTCGAACTAATTTAGGACCACAGACTGGACATATGAATGTATCTAATGAACATGGTATAGGATCACTTGGGTCATCTGATATAATGGCGTATTTCAATTGGACACCGATATTGTTTATAAATTCTTTACCCTTGACCCCAAAGACTGAGTAAAGTCTTTTACGTATTGATTGTATATCTTCATTTGTCGTTAGGAGTGCGTCATCACCTGAAACTGAAACTTCATGTTCAGTACCTTCCATTGCAAAATCAATTAATAATATCATTGTAAATGTGTTCATGCTAGTTGTATAGGTTGACCCGCTAGCCAATTTTTTTCCAATGTCAAGGGTGCAATACTTTATTTCCTTTCCTGCGATATTAAAATAGTAAGAGATGAATGATCGTTCTTTGCAAAATTCATTTATTATCTGGTCTAGTAATACGTTATCTTTGATACGAGGATAGAATTTATTCATAATTTCTGTAATGAAGTAATCCCATGGTTGTCTTAAGTATTCATTATGACTATTATCAAATCCGGAACAATCCAATGTTATGTTATATTTCATATGTAACATGTTTCTAATTTCATATTGTTTTTCAGAATTGGATAAGCCCACTGCATATTGATGACCGAAAATTTTATACATAATACACCTTATGGGTTTCTCAAATAGTAGTGTGATAAATTTTGAATAAGGCTCTGGATCACATATTTGACGGACTTTTTCTAATAATTCCTGAAGCTCCTGTTTATTATGTTGTTTATATTGAGAAGTAAGATTGTGAATTTGTTGCGTTATTTCTAAAGAAAAAAAAGGCACCATCTGCTGTTGTTTTGTAACATTTTTGATAGTTTCAAAAACTTCTTTAGGTGTTAAGAATAAAAATTCATCCGCTGCTTTCATGACTTTATCATGGTATTTTCTTTTATAAAATTTGAAAAATTCATTAGCTATCTCAGGGTCAGGCATTGATTTCTGATATAATACTTTTCTTATACAAAGCATTTTGGCAATGGGACATTGGTTGTAAACTTCTACTCTATCGAGGTAATCTGGATCAATCCCATTCAACATACATGCAGCTGGGTTTCCACATGTGCAGTATTCCCCCATAACTTTTCTCATTGTATTGTAGTCTGAATCTATCGGCACGAATAGTTGGTCTGCAGCCTTTGAATATTTTATGTCATAATCATAAAATTTGAGGACTTCTTTGTCTATAGGAAATTCATCCCATAATTCCTTACTAATGCACAAATGCCTAATACCATAAAGATGAATATTTTGAACTGGTTCAACAGCTATCAATCTTTTAAGGATTTTTGATTCCTGAATCTGTCTAATTTGTTTCTTAGGATTTGCAACCTCTATTTTCTTTTGTGAATTACTTATCTTGTTCTTTCCGAACAATTTAACTTCAAATGTGG